ACATAATAAACGATATTAGGATCTGGAACAAAAGTCTCATCTATTCTTTTAGCAGAATCTATTGGGTTTCTTCTTGACAAACTTGATTCTATCTTTTCTCTTGATTTAAAGAATGCATCTGATGAAACAGTAGCCATACAAGCAAAACGCATCAATGCATCTTGTGGGTCATCAAAAAATGCTTTCTTAAAGTCTTCTATCTTTCTAGTTGGATTCATTTCCCAAGTTGGTCTTCTTAGTGCAAAGATTCCTGGAAGTTTATAAGACTCAATATGATCTTCTTCCCACTCAATAGAAAACTTATTCTTAGGATCATCTTCTGGTAATTCTGGATTAACTACAAACTCATGATGTCTTGTTACTGTTTCTTTATCTGCTATAACTGCATCATATCTTTGAGAAATAAAATCACCTTTAAATCTTGGAAAAGAAAGAAGAATTACTTTACCAAAATCTGGAAAACGAGAATCTACAGAACCTCTAAATGCTTTATACATATTGTCAGCAGTCTTACCTTGCTCATTTCCACCAGAACCTTCCATAGCAAACGCTGAAATTTCATCAAGAACTGCAAGCATTAAGTTTAAACCTTCTGCTGATTCTCTTTCAGAATGTCCAGAGTAAACAGTAATTGCTTTATTAAATTCTATGTTATTTACTTTTGCTTCATACTTACCAGCAAACCAAGGAGAGTTTTCAATCTTAGACTTAAAGCCTTTAAAAAAAACGTTCTTTGCTTGCTCTGCGTTAACAGCAACGTTAATAAGGTCTATTGCATCGTTCGATGGTTTCCCAAAATACCTCGATGGATCTTTGAGGCAAAGAAGTTTATAGACAATATAAGCACAGCCAATGGTAGAAGTATGATCTTTACCACTACCTTTTCCACACATAAGAATAACTTCTTGTTTAGTGTATCTTTTATAATGACTTTCTCCTTCTTCTTTACCCAGTAGTTTTACTAAATCTTCTTTTCTATATATCTGACTCATGCACTCAACAAGAGTATACTGATACTCAGATAGTTCTGGCATATTAAGATAATCTTTACTCTTAACAAATGTTCTTACATCTACTGGCTTTTCTTCAAATTGATTTTCATCTAATGCTTCTAAAAAATCACTCAGGTCTAGAGTCAATTACAACTACCTCCGTTTGAATCTCAGACAACTTTTCCATAATCTCTTGTCTAATTTCTGGATGGTTAGAGGCAACCTCTTTTAAGATACCAATTAAAACTCCTTGTTTTCTTTCCATTTCAATAATTTGTTCTGCTATTTCTTTATTATCTAACAACCCTGCTTTTTGTAGCATCTCAAGTCTTTTACTTTCAATATCTGCAATAAGTTTAATAGCCTGAGTCTTAGCACCAAGATTTGCATTCTGATCTGCAACATCAATTACTTCATAAGATTTTTTAATTAAAGATGAAAAATGTTGATCTGCTCCAGCAAGTGCTTCCTTAGCACGAGCATGGATAGCCTGATTGTTGGCTGCCATGGCTCTCCAGTCATTAAGCAACGACATAACCTTTGGTCTAGGTATATCTAACTGCTTTGATATCTGAGAGGCGTCTAAGCCCTTTAAATACTCTGTGGCAACACTATTGACTAGGTCAAGGTGTTTAACTAAATCATTCTCGCTCATCTAATGTCCTCAATAATACAAGGTAGCCAATAAGATCTAAAATAGTATCTTCAGATGCATACTCTTTACCTTTATGTATCCTATTAAGTTTATCATCAATACGGATATAAATTTGTTCTTTTGGGGTAGATTTACTGAATATATTAATAGGATGACTATATGAACTACCATAGGATTGATTCTTACTAATAAGTAGTTTTGCTATATCTAGACATTCATCTAATATCTTTCTACCCGCTGGTGCTTGGGTAGACATGTCTTTGACAATTCTCATTTTGTCTTCAAGTTCTTTTTCAAAGTTTGGAATCTTATACTCAGCCATTATTTCCTCTTTGATTTTTTGATTTGGAATTTGGCCATATAGACATAGATAGTTTCGAGGCTAACTCCGCATTCTTTAGCAACCTCATTAGGAGTTTTTTTATCAAGGTTTATCCTTTTCTTTAGCCATGCTTCACTTGTATATAATTTCATTTTATCACTACCCATGTTTCTTGTCAATGTTATGAGGCTCATCTACTAACTTATTCCAGTTCTTAAATGAATACCAACCTATTGCAACCGCATCTGCCACATCATCATCATCTATTTCTAAATTAAATTCAATATTAACTATTCTTATAGTTCTTTGTTTTCTTTTTTCTCTTTCTTTTTGTTTATACCAAGAAAATGAATGACCAGGATCTGCTAGTTTTATTTCTTCTTTCTCTTGTTTTGTAAGTTTTTTATTACCAATCCAATTCTGCCAAGCAACTGGGGAACATGAAACCACTGTCCTATTACCAGCAACCTGAGACGATCCTATAATAGCACCCTGGACTATTGCTAAATTGATAGCAGTTTTTTGTGAATTAGTATAGATTGCAGATTCAATAACTACAGCATCTATATTAAAATCTTTAAGAAATGGAATTAACTTCTTACAAGCATCTCCTGCTCTTTCGTACACATGCTTACCATAAAAATTAATCTTTCCAAACTTCTTTAGTTCTCCTTCAACATATACTGAAAATGCCATAGAGTTGGTTGAAGCATCTATAGCCAAAATACTTTTAGGATGTCCTATATATAATAATTTATTTTTCTTCATAATCAAAATAATCCTTTAGGTCTTTAATAAACTTATCTACTTTTTTCTGATTAACAAGACATGCGTTGCAAAAACCAGCATCATTGTAAACACTTATCAAGGTATCACAACCTCCAGCACATCTTCTTTCCTTGCCAACTCTTGATTTAAATTTAGAAATTTGATATCTTTCAACAATTTTTTTCTTTGTTGATTCGGCACGACACTTTGGTGAACAGTAAATTTGATTTTTGCTAACTGTTTTAAATTCATCATCACACCATTGACATACCTTATTGCTCAATTTCTTTTCTTCTCTCAATTTTTATGACACCCTCTTCTCTTGAGTTACATACTTTTTCAAGTGGGCAAGACATACAAACCTTAGATCCAACACGATATGCTCTTTCTGGAAGTTGTTTATCTTGAAAGGCTTTATAAGTTTTTTGCATCCAATCAAAAAGATAATCAATAAACTCCACATGCTTTTCATTTGCTACAACAGGAATAACACATATCTCATGAGTATTCTTTGATTCGTAAACAATAGCACCTACCTTTTGTTTTAAAATCTTCATATAAATTAAAAGTTGTTCTATATGATAAGAACTTGCATGACCATTATTCTTGTGATATTGAAATGCTTCATCTTTGGTTGTCTTAATTTCAAGAAGAACTAGTTGATCATCTAGGCTGACCATAGCATCTGCATACCCAAAGATTGGAGGATCACTGTTAACTATCTGCTTCTCGCTCCATTCAAGAATACCTTGTGCTTCTAAAGCCTTTTGTATTCTTTCATGACCACTTGTTCCAGCGTTCATGTTGGCATAGTTAATGCCTGTATTCTTTTCTTCCCACTCATTACCTTCAAATGCTAAATACCAATATCTTGCACAATGTCCTTGTCCAAAAACTATTGTAGATGGACTAAAGGTTTTCTTTTGTGTAAAACCAGATCTTGTATTTACTTTGAACTGACCTTGTTCAATATGGTCTGCAATTTTAGATAGATCTATTTGACTTTCTTTTTTCTTAACAATTTTGCTTACTAGTGACTTAGCCATTAGAATGTCCTAACATTATATTTAAGGGCATCGACTAGTTTGTCGACTGCTTCTCTCATTGCATAGTACATATTCTTTTTTGCTCTATCATCTTTCTTTACGTGTGAATACCAAGCAGCCAGCATAGCAAACTTAGCAGCATAAGCCTGTAGTTGTGTAATCAACAAGGTAGCCTTTGCTGGAGGTAAGTCAGGATTAGATATTAATTTTGCAACAATAACTAAAGCCTTTGTTAACTCTTCATCGTGCATATACTCTGATATTTCATTAAACTCTGTTACCTTATTCAATAACTCTACTGTAGTTTCCATTACTTCTTCTCTCTTAGTTGTTCAAATACTTCCCATTCAATTATAGCAAGTCTTACTTTCTTACTACCCTCGCCAAGCACGATCATCAATGCTGGATCCTTTGATCTATCTACCTTCATAGTGTCAGACACAATCTTAGCCCAAGAATCTTGACTAACAGAATATGATTTAGAATACTCTTTAACATCTATAACAAAGTCTTCATTACTGCCATCAGCCTTTACCATTCCTCTGCCAGAATTCTTATGTTGCTTAGCACCAATTCTTTTTAATTCTCCACGTTCAGACATCAATATCCTTTCGAAGGAAATACAACTTTTGATAAATGCTTTTCTAAACACATCCAAGTCAACTCCCTTTTCTCTTGATATAACCTTGCTGTTCCAACTATGGCTTTACATTCATGGCAAACAAACTTACCATTGTAAACAGAATAATTATTGCTCAAGTAGTGCTTCCAATTCTTTAGCCTTGTTTGGATTTTCTTTTAAATATTCAACTACCTTTGCTCTACCCTGAAATCTTTCACCAAGAACTGTATACCATGCTCCACCTTTTTCAATAACTCCACAATACTCTGCAGTATCTACAAGGTCTGCTACTTTATCTACACCAACAACATCTGCATCAAAATAAAAGTCGTATGATCCACCAACAAATGCTGGACCTGTTTTATTGAAATCAATATTCCAATTTACAGTACGACCAATCTTTGATTCAATAAACTTATCTCCTACCGCTATCTTGCCTTTAATTGCTTGATTCTCTGACTCACTAGACCACAGTTTAACAATAGTACTTGAAAAGAATTTAACAGCATGTCCACCTGTTGGTTGATGACTAGCGTACATAGCACCAATATTATTTCTTTGTTGAGAAATTAAAATAAGAAGAGTTTGGCTATCTTGATTGTTAGCATAGTTTAACATCTTGACAGCATTAGTCATATCTCTTGCTTCTGCACCAATTTGTTTAGTATTCTCTAATTGTTTTAGTTCTGTAGAATCTTTTTCAAAGTAAATAGCAGGAAGTAATGCAGATATAGAATCTACAATCAAAACATCTACTTTTGCTTTCATTAGTTGAGTAGCAACATCAACCATATCATTAACAGTTCTTGCTTCTGAGTAAACTAATTTATCTGTATCTACCCCAAGTCTTCTAGCCCACTCAGGATCAAAAGATTGCTCTGCGTCAATCCAAGCACACATCTTGCCATCCTTTTGTGCCTCTGCAATCATTTGTAAACAAAAAGATGATTTACCAGCAGACTTATTTCCCCAAATTAAAACTTGTCTTCCATAAGCAAAGCCACCTTTTAAGGCTTTGGTTAATCCAATACTTGGAGTCTTTTGTTTTTTTACTTCAACGTCTGTTCCTATGCTTAACTTCTTTCTTAAACTAGGATCTAATTGTGATAACAGTTCTTCTATTACTATCATTTACTTACCTCTTTCAGTGTTTTTGTTCCATCTTTTGTTAGATCGAAAATCATTTTATTAGCCTTGCCTGGTTCACATTTCATATATGCTTGAGAGAACATTGTTGGGAATACAACGATTGATTCCATATCTCTTGACGTGTCGGCTATAATCATATTAGCCATCTTCTTTCCTGCTTTAGTAACTCTAGGCTTAAATGATAGCACATATTTCTCATCATTGTTATATGGCAAAGACTTATAATTTAAAAATTTAATTAGTGGATTATTAAAACTTTGTTTTACTTCATCAACAGGAATTGCTTCCATAATTCTATTTGAAGCAACAGCAAGAATATAAGTTCTTCCTGGTTCTATTTTAGTTTCTTCATCATCAAATATACCAATGAGTCCTGTGTTGTCCATTAGTTCTACCCTTGACCAACCTTTTCCTCTTTTAATTTTTTTAATTACGCCCATCAAAACAAACACACCCTCTTCATCAAAATCTTCAACACTGTTTATATATGCATAAAAATGAGGAGGTACGCTTGTTTTAAACTCTGGTAAATTTAAATATTCATACAAGTTTTCTTTTACCTTTACATCATCTCTAGGATTATCGTCAAAGGTTAAAGCACCTAAAGCATCTAATGCCTGTACTGCTCTTGAATTAATTCCACTTCCTTTTTTAGAAGCAGCCTCTATGAATTCTTTCTTTGAATTATATGGTCTATGTTTAATAATCTTTTCAGATACTCCGTCAGAGATCCACTTAATAGCAGATAGTCCTATCCTAATTCCTTTACCCTCGATTTTAAAATCACTATTAGATTCATTAACGTGAGGAAGTTTAACTGATATGTTCATTCTTTTTGCTTCAATCAGGTATTCAGTTCTAGCATCTTTATCTTGTTCATTCTTTAATAGAGAGTACATAAATTCTGTTGGATAGTAATACTTTAACCATGCCGTCCAATATGAAAGAGTTGAGTAAGCAACAGCATGTGACTTATTAAATGAGTATCCTGCATGAGCCTCAAAGTCGTGCCATAATTCTTCTGCCTTAAATGGTGTAATGTGTTTAGACGCTCCCACTACGAAACGATCTTTAAACTCATCAAACTCTTTTGCATCTTTTTTCTTACCAATAATCTTACGAACCTTGTCTGATTCTGCCATTGTCATACCACCAAGATGAACGCAAGCCTGCATAACTTGTTCTTGATATAAAACACATCCATAAGTATCTTTTGTAAACTCTTGCATAATAGGATGAATATATTCTGTAACTTGTTTCCCATGCTTTCTTAACAAATAATCTTTACCAATAGTATTCATAGCACCTGGACGAACCAAAGCGTTAGACGCAGCCAACTCGTTAAGATTAGATACGTTCATCTTAACAAGCAAGTTTGTGTAAGGTGTTGCTTCACACTGAAACACTCCCTTTGTCTTTCCCTCTGACAACATCTCATAAACATTCTTATCATCTAACTTAATTTCATTTAATCTAATTGTAATCTTGTGACGTTCTTTAATTGATTTTAAAGTGTCATCAATAACTGTTAAAGTTTTTAATCCAAGGATATCAAGTTTGATCAATCCAATGTCTGCTGCTTCTTCCATATCAACAGCGACCACAGGAATTCTATCTTTAGTTCCTGGAGCAGTTCTAGTTTCCATTGGTGCATATTTAAAAATAGGTTCTTTAGCAGTTACAACACCTGCAGCATGAATACCTGTTCCACGAATACGACCACGAAGTTGCTCACCATAAGTAACCACCTCTGGATATTTTAATCTAAACCATTGTGCTGTTGCTGACTTAGTAAAGTCATCCCAATCATCAACAGTTTTTAAAACTTTATTAACATCTGCTAAAGGAATATCAAATGCTCTTGATACATCTCTTACAATACCTTTTCCTTTAAACATTAAAAAGGTTGCAATAGAAGCAACGTTTTGATATTCTTTTTCAAGATATGCTTTAACCTCATCACGTCTTGAGTCAGCAATGTCAGAATCAATATCTGGAAAATCGTTACGATCTGGGTTTACGAATCTAAAAAACAACAAATCATATTCTAATGGATCTATATCCGTAATGCCTAATGCGTAACAGACTAATGACCCTGCTGCAGAACCACGACCTGGACCAACAAGAATACCTTGCTCTTTAGCCCAATTAAGCATATTACTTACAATTAAAAAGTATGGTGCAAAGTTTTTATCTTCAATAATTTCTAACTCTTCTAACGCTCTATCTAAGTATTCATCTTTATGAGCAAGACCTTTATCTACTAAGCCCTTGATAACTAAATCTTTTAAAGTATCTTGTGGGTTATCAACTTTTGTGGGTAGTAAATCTAAATGAGAAACAATATTATAATCTTCTATCTTATCAGCAATCTCAATACTATTAGCATAGATATCTTCTCTATCTATACCCTGCATATTCATAGCCTGCTTCATCTCTTCATATGAAAGCAAATGAATATCAAAAGATCTAAAAGACATCATTCTATCTTCACCATATAAATAGTCAAGACGCTTCATAATGTTGTCAATCTTTTGAGACTTATCAAACTTAATATCTTTTTGTAATTTAGCATGAGTATTCAAAAGAAGCATAATTTCTTGAATAATCTTTTGATCCTTAGTAGCATGATGACAATCTGGTGTAACAACAGATTTAATATCCATACTATCTGCTATTTCCAAAAGGTCTTTATTCATCTCTTTAGAATTATGAGGCATAACCTCTACATAAAAATCATCACCAAATACATTCTTAAACCAAGACAAATGTTTTTTAGCAGCAGCATATTCACTATGCTCTAACGCTTTATTAATTAAGCCAGACATACATGCTGATAAAACAACTAAGCCCTCTTTATACTTTTCTAATACTTCAAAATCTATTCTAGGCTTTTTATAGAATCCTTCTGTCCAACCTATTTCATTTAATCTATTTAAATTCTCTAGCCCTTGTTGATTCTTAGCAAGGATAACAATATGATTATAAACTAAATCTAAAGGATTACCTGCTCGTTCTGCTTTATCTCTTCTATCAAATCTATCAGCAGTAATATAACCTTCAATACCAAGAATTGGCTTTATACCCTGCTCTTTTGCAGCACGATACATTGGTCTGTGACCTGATAGTGCACCATGATCCGTAATGGCTATGGCTTGCATTCCGTTAACTTTGGCACGCTTGCAATACTCTTCTGGAGTTGCAACACCATCCATTAATGAATAGTGAGTGTGGACGTGCAGAGGTACGTAGTTCAAACCATAGCCTTTCGGTTAATTACCAGTCAACGGATGTTGAGGTAGCAGGATTATCAAATCCCAAATAGAACGCTTCTTGTTCTGCGTACGGAACTTTTTTCAAAGCATTTTCAATATTTGGAAATTCGAATTTGGACCAATCAAATGGTTCAGCATCTTGTTTCAATGGAATAAGAGTATAAGTTGTTTCTGTACCCTTACCATTTCTTTTTAATTTCCAACTCATGTTTGAAATGCTTGATGATTCAGAAGCATATTCTCTGATTGTGTTAAATGTTGCAGACTTTGAAACACCCATACTCCATACTGCAATGTATGGATCATTGATGCCGTCATCTACTAACACATTAGCGTAAAAGCGAAGACGTGCTCCCCATCCTGCTTTAGGATCTTTACGGTGCATTTCTTCTGCCCAGTCTTTACCTTCTGCATCCATAGTATCTACAGCCTTACGCTTGTAGTCTTTAGGATTGGTGTGTTCTTTAACAACGATAGCAAGTCCACGCTTTTCTTCATAGTGTGGAGAGTCTGCATCCAATTCACTAACAAAGCGAATTTGAACACTTTGACCATCGTCTAGTTTTAGCCACTTTACCTTTGGGCCGTTTGAATCATATTTTGGCTTATCAAGTGCAGCCTCAATATTCTTTAGTCCTTTTATAATTGACATATATTTCTCCTTAGTGTTTTGCTCTGTATATGAGCAGTTATTCTAGTTTAGCATAGAGTATAGTATGTTGTCAAACTTATCTACGAATGATTTTAAATCATCATTTGATAAATCTGAAACATCTTTTATACCCTCTGGAAGTGATGGTGCTATGCAACCTGATCCAAAAAAGTCAATCATTTTTTTAGACATGTTTCTTCCAGCCTCATCGTTATCTCCTAAAACTATAACTTGATTAAAGTATTGCTTTAGAAGTTTTCTTTGTTCTTTTGAAATAGTAGCACCAAGAGTAGCAACAGCATGAACACCAACTTGCTCTAGCCTTATTGCATCAAACGATGACTCTACAACAAAAACCTTGTCATACCTTTTTGCTCTTTGTAAATTAAATAAAGTCTTACTCTTCTGCAACCCAGGTGTATTCTTAAAAACTTTTCCCTCTACGGATCTGCCAACAAATCCTAAACATATTCCATCGGGGGAATAAACTGGGATGGTAACCATATCTTGTTTATCAGAATATCCTAGTTTATACTTAATAACACTTTCTTTAGTTATCTTTCTTGACTTATAATAATCTGCTGCTCTTTCCATACTCAAAGCATTACTGTTTAACTTGTCTATCATTTCAGAATCATACTCTTCAAATTGAATTTTCTTTTCAAGCATCTGTGTAACATTCTCTAAAATATTTTTACTATCTGACTTAGAATCAATTAATCTTGCTGCCTCAAAATATGATCTACCTGAAGCCTGCATTACAACCTCTACAAGGTCTTTAGTTTCTTGACAAGCAAAACAATAAAACATACCACTAGTCTTATGTACTTCTCCTGCTGGAGTTCTATTGTTACTATGAAATGGACAGAAAATAATAAAGTCTATATCTACTTCTGATACTATGTCTATGCCAGAGGCTAAAAGACTTCTTCTGATTTGAGATTCTGAGTAGTAGTTGATGTTATAACTTGGTTCTTGTCTATTCCCTTTACGCACTTTGCTCTTTTCTTTCCAACATACACTCCATAAACTGATAGTTTAAATTCAAATGTCTTACCATTGTAACTGATTGTGAAGTCTGGGTCAATGTCATATCTTGGAACATAACCTTTTTGTCTCATACCATTGCAGATCATATTGATATATTGATCTTTTATTTTAGGAATCTTGGCATCATCAAAGATCTCACCCTCTAAACCAAATTTAGTGATCTTTCTATGACTGTACGACATACCTAAATTATATCAATGGTATTTAAGATGCCCCCTCATTATCCTTATACATGAACCTTCCAGAATCAAAGTCAATGTCAATCATAAATTCTCCAGAAAAACCATGACGATTCTTTCTAAAGATACACTCCAAAATACTACTTCCTGCAGCACGACCAAGTGCAAGTACCCAATCAGCATCATAGGCCAACTGTCTAGACCAAGCAACCTGACCAAGAGATGGGACACTATACATATCTGTAGCGTCATCTGGTGTAGCAGAAGCAATAGCAACAATAGGAACTTGTTCTGATATAGCAAGTATCTTTAATTCTCTAGATATGTTTTTAATTTTTACAACTTCGTTATCTGTATAGTTGTTTGATTGCATCAATTGAATATAATCTACGAATACAATATCTGGAGAGTATTGATCTACTTTACCCCTCAAAACTGATGGGCTAACTTCACCTAAACCATCATTAGAAACAATATGAAATGGTGGCATATTCTTTAAATGTTGATCTCCCCATATCTTAAATGCTTCTGGATCAACAACTCCAGAACTTAACTTTCTATGAGAAAACATCCCTTGTCCCATAATTGTGTATACACGATTACGGACTTCTGTCTCTGTCATTTCAAGAGATAAGACTAGTGGCTTTCTTCCGTTCTTCCATGCCTGAACAGCCATAAAGAGTGCAAGCCAAGACTTACCAATAGCAGGATAAGCAAGAAGAATACCAAACTGACCAGGAGCAATACCCGCTGGAAGATAGTTATCAAAACCCGCAAGACCTGTTTTAATACCTGCAATGCCTTTTTCATTCATCTCCTTTACATGCTTATAGTAAGCAAGAGCATCTTCAATGTCAACTGCGTCAACATCTCTAATGTCTGCTGTTATTCTTTTTAACTCTGATGTCTTAGTAATAATACTATTAAGTGCTTCATTAGGTTGATTATTTTTTAACTTACTAGCAGTGTCCATTAAAACATTACTCAAACTACTTTGCAAATGTTCTGTTCTTAATTCTTCTAAATGATGTTTAGTTCCACCAATTTCTCCAACTGGATCAAAGTCTCTAAACTTTTCTACAACCAAATCAACTGGGGGTACTGTGCTATTTTGTTCTTGATAGTTTCTAATAAAGTCCCAAACATCTTTATGTGTTTTAAATAAAGCATCTGGGTTTGCTTGAAGCAATATGTGTATCTGTTTATCTTTTAATACAGCAGATAGGACCTTGCCTTCTAATTCTGCTGACATTATTTACCCAACCAATCTTTCGCTTGTTCACGAAGCACCGCTCTAATTCTAGCATCTTCTTTTCTTGCCGTCAAGTTTTTAAATATCTTATCTGCGTTATTAACAAACCACTTCCAGTCTGGTGTTTCTGAGACTTCAAAGTAATAGTCTAGCATTTCATAACAAATATCTAAGCCGTATGAGTCAATAAGAGATTGTGAAGCCCATTGCTCAATGTGTATATTAATATTTACTACTAGTTCTTTTTGAGATGCTAATTTCTTAAACCTAGTTATTAGTGCGTATCTAATCTTACGATCAGCCACTATTCTAGTTCTTTCTTCGCATCCTCAATTTTTTCTACTACCTTTGTTTCTATGAACTTATAAACACGTTCCATAGCCTCGTCATGATTTTCTCCATCACGAACAAAGTCAGTACAACCAAGATCTAC